ACCAACACCGAGAGATTGTCCATATGGATTTTTACCTTGAGGTTTAAACCTACCCACATTTTCTCCTTTTTTATCTAATCCTCCTTTCCTGGTTCTATGGAGTGTAGCAGTTTTTTTGGTCTGTGTCAATACCGAGTCCTGCCCATACTTTTTACCAAGTGCTTTAACTTTTTTCTTAAACTTCTTTTTACTCAACTTACCACGATCTATAACATAACTTTTCTCTTTCACCTTTCTTTCATCTTTTGTGCCAGGATTTTCTAAATATGAACCCTTTACTTTAGTTGGTCCTCTACCAAATTTACCACGAATATCTTTTTGTAATTGCTTTGATCTTGCTTGATTTTCCTTTCTTGATTTGTCGCCACGATCAGCAGAAAGAGCTGCTACACCACTCTTATCAGATTTACTTTTTATTCTAGAGAGACTACTCTCTTGCATAAACTCTTGATATGTCTTCATGCTGCGTGACAATTCCTAAACTTATTTATTCTTCCTCTTCTTCCAATAGATACTCGTATTGCTTAAATGTAATCCCTTTCTTTACTAAAAGGATCATTTTTGCTTTCGTCATTTCCTTACTATAGAAAACAACTGGTTGTTCTTGTAGTCCTGAATCTCCACTCATTATTCCTTCTCCTCTACTACGGCTTTATAATATTCCAATCTTCTGCTTAAAATAAGAACTTTCTTTTCAAGTTCTTCGTTTTCTTTTTCTAATTGTTCGATGTGTTCTTCGTATACAATGTACATAATTTTAAAGTAAAGAATACCATTATCTAAGATATCTTCCGTTTCGTTAAGTATTTACTCGTTTAATGTTCTCTTTATCTTTACATCCCTATCCAATCTGGTTTTCTGGATGGGTCACGTAGATAATTAGATGCAGCCCAAGGTTTGCTCCTAATGTAATTCTTGTAAGCAGTAAAAGTGTCAATGCTTGTGTCATGTTTATACTCATCAGGCATAGCACGAGTAAAGGATTCTACCATACAATAACATGTAATTACTTCTCCTGCGAATTTATGGAATGTTTTCTTTGCTTCAAACAAAGCATCAGCACATCCATGTACCTTATTATATCTGTGTTGATACTCAGAAGTCAAGGCACACCCATGTTGTATTAACCATGCAGTATTGTATATACTTGCTGCTGCCCATTGAGTGCAAGGATGATTCCTGAATGCACCCTTAGATGTTTTATATGGAGTACCATCTATTTTTTTAACTAGATCATCACCCCAATCATAATACCAATGTGAGAAGACAATGGAGAGCATTTGACATGTCTCCAAAGGCATCTTGACCACATGTTTGTCAGGCAATACTTTTGCTGACCTATGTGGATCCCAATCAGTTTCAAAGATGTTCATCTTTTAGTAGTATTACTACGTGTTCTGTTTATTATGCTAATAAATTTATCACCAGCAAAAGTTCCACCAAGACATACATCAATCTCATCACCATCTTGCCAATTTACATCACCATTCATTTTGGTATGTAACATTGCATCTTGGATTTTATCAATCACTTCTTGAGTTAACTTCATTCGATCACCTGTACCTTTATTGGTCTACCATCTAAATGATCCGCAAGTCTATGATATGCAAATGCAGTAAATACTTGAGGTACTATAAAAGCAATCATTGCTACTATCCAAAAGAAATAGTAATAGTTCTCTTTATTCTGAGTTCTCATAATACTGGATACTCCTCGTTGCGTACAAATTCAGTTTTCATAGTCTCAAAATCCTTCATCAATCTCTGTACTTGTTTCTTATCAAGTCCAGCAAGTGACTCACAATTTTCTAAGCACCGATAGATACATTCTCTATCACTTATAGGTGGAGAAATCTCCCACCCTTGATCATCATAATACTTCTTACCCTTAGTGACTTGTGCCTCTACATGTCCAAGATCTTGTGTCTTGGAAGGGTTCTTATAACTATGCTTCTTACTCATTTACATGCTCAACTTGTATAGGTTTAGTAAGTAAATCGGCAAGTCTATGATATGCTATAGCAGTAAAGACTTGAGGAACTATAAAAGCAACCATTGCAACTACCCAAAAAATATAATAGTAGTTCTCTTTGTTTTGTGTTCTCATTGACTCCAATCCTCATAAGGTGGTTCAGGTTCATCAATAAGATGCTTAAAGTGTTCAGTATCAAAGTATGAAGGTGGTAAAGGATGTACGTTATCATAAGCACCCTCTAATCTCTTTCTATGTTCTCTCTCATCTAATACTTCATTGATAAGTATCTTCAACTCTTTAACCATCTCTGGAGTGTGACATCTTCTTGGTGTAATTACAGCACGAGGAAGAATTGGTTCCCCATTTTCATCGTGTGGATATACATTATCAGTACATCCTTTTGTTGCGGGTCCACTTAACCCTTGTGTATCAATCTTATCCATAATTGATTATCTCCACTTTGAATAGTAATCTCCTAATGCTCCACTCATAAGAGTTTCACTAATCTCACCTGCTGGAGTTGTAACTGTAGGAGTTACAGCATTATTCTTCTTACCAAAAGGTATTGGTTCTGCGTGTGGATTAGGCATTTCTTTAACCATATTAATTACATAATCTCTCAATTCCATCATTTCATCATAACAATGTTGATTATAAGCACAACCACGAAGTTTACTGTCTGGTTTATACAATGACTCTAATAATAAAGTCTTACCACGATCCCATTTTTCAAGTGCAGTTTCTTCCTTCATAAGAACTTCTCCAACGATCCTTTCTTCTTGAGTTTCTTCTCAATAGAAATTTGTTTCTTTATGTATGAGACTGCTTCATCGTAGTTTCTACATATCTTCATCCACTCACCATTGTGAAGAATACCCAACTTCTTCTTACTTCCCATAACAGGAATTGCTGCCCAAGATCCATCTTTAGTTACATATCCTTCAGGTTGTCCACCATCAGGATCAAATATATCTCTATTAGGGCAAGTATAGAACTTACGATAGTCTGAAGGTACTCTACTCACCAGCAATCTCCTTTATATCAAATATACTATAAGGTACGAAACCTGCATCTATAATAGCATCTTCTCCACCTTCTAATCTATCCACAATGGATACAATATTTCTTACCTCATACCCTGCTTCAACCACCTTATTTGCTGCTTTAATTGCAGATCCACCTGTGGTAATAACATCCTCCAAAATTGTAACTCTTGCACCTTCTGGGGGCATAGAACCCTCAATCCACGCAGCAGTTCCATGACCTTTTGGTTCCTTACGAATGATAAGAGAATCCAACTCACGACCCCTCATCCAAGCATATAAAGCAACACCAGTAACCAATGGATCAGCACCCAATGTAAGTCCTGCAACTGCCACAGATTCATCTTCAATATATTCTAACATCAATGGACTGAATAGGGACAATCCTTCTCCACTCAATGTAACTGGTTTACAGTTTACATAATGTGGACTCTTCTTACCTGATGACAATGTGAAGTCACCTCTGCGATATGCTTTCTCTTTTAATAGTTTTAAAAGATTTTCTCTACAAGTGTCAAGCATTAGATTAGAATTTAGCGTTTACTGAAATTACTCTGGCATTTGGATTACGAGCAAGTGCAACTTGTCTCGCTTCATTATAGTCTCTTGCCTGTACTTCTTCCTTGAAGACTGTACCAGCAACATAAAGTTCGACTTCACATCTCATTGGATAACTCCCTTGAATGTACTTATTATAGTTGATTTATGATGTCAAGTAAAGGGGATTGTGTCACTTCCACAACTGGCTCATACTCATCAATCCTTTTTTGTATCAGATCACCATACTCTTCGTGCAACTCACATCCGATATAGTTTCTACCTAATGACTTTGCAACAGCAGCAGTAGTACCTGAACCCATAAAAGGATCTAGTACAATGTCACCCTGTTCAGAACCAGCAAGAATACAAGGTTCAATCAATTCTGCTGGATAGGTAGCAAAATGTGCTCCCTTGTATGGTTTTTTAGTTACACTCCATACTGATCTCTTATTTCTCTTCTCATAACTCTTAGTTAAACCAGTGTGAGGGGATAGACCAGTGCCAGGATTATGATACTTCCCTTGAGTACGATCTCTAGTACCCCAATCTTTTGCTGGTTCTTTAATTGCTTCATTATCATAAAAGTATTTCTTATTCTTACTGAATAGAAAAATATACTCGTGTGCCTTAGTACATCTATCTCTGACTGACTCAGGCATTGGATTAGGTTTATGCCATATAATATCCTGTCTTAAATACCAACCATCTGCTCTCATCGCAAATGCAAACATCCAAGGAATACCAATAAGATCCTTCTCTTTCAATCCTTCTAACTTAGTTCCTCTTTTGGCTGAACTTTCTGGTAGATCTTGATTAGTTTTAGATACTGATTGTTTAGGATATGTCTGACCTTTACCAGGTCTATAGTTATAATAACTATCTCCCAAATTTACCCATAAAGTTCCATCATCTGTGAGTACATTTTTAACCTGCCTGAATACATTTACCAAATTCTCGATAAATTTTTCAGGAGTTTGCTCCTGTCCTAATTGATATTGCTCACCACCATAATCTCTCAATCCATAATAAGGTGGAGATGTGACGCACATCCTAGCACTCTTTGGTAGGAAAGCACATAGAGTCCTCCTACAATCTCCAAATAATATTGTATCTCTCATTGAATCCATTCTGGTTTGCGTTCTGGTTTGCGTAGATAGTTATCCTTTACCCAAGGTTTTGAATTGATATATTTCTGATAAGCAGTAAAAGTGTCGATAGTTCTATCAGTCTTAAACTCATCAGGCATTGCTCTTGTAAAACATTCTACCATACAATAGCAAGTAATAACCTCACCTGCCATCCTATGAAACATTTTCTTAGCCTCAAATAATGTATCAGCACATCCGTGTACTTTACCATAACGATATGAATACTCATCTGCTAATGCACATCCGTGTTGAATCAACCAAGCAGTATTGAATATACTATTTGCTGCCCACTGAGTACAAGGATGATTACGAAATGCACCTTTCTTTGTACTATATGCAGTACCATCTTTTTTATAAAGTTCACCCCAATCATAATACCACTTAGAGTATATGATAGAAAGCATCTGACAAGTTTCCAATGGCATCTTAACTACGTGTTTATCAGGTAGTTCAGTAGCAGACTTATGTGGATCAGGATTAGTTACAAAGATATTCACGTATTTAAAACCCAGATTAATCTTACTACCATCATAGCAACAATAACATAATAAATCCACATAACCCACATACCAAATTGGTTATAGGCACTTCCTCTTTTAAAATCAGTAACGGGTGGAACATTTCTTTTCCAAATGTCACTAGACATATACTCACTTTCGTGTGCTTTTCTATTCATTGGTAATATGAAGGTTTATAGTTACTATCACCCCATTTTTCTAATATCCAAGAACTACTATTCTTTTTATCAGTACCGCCAACACCCCATCTAAACTCTACTCTATCATCATCTTTAAACTTAATATACTCTGGAGTATTCTCGTTATGTCTATCTCCACCATTTGCAAATATAACTTTACCATAAACTGCTAATGCCATTGTAATAGCATCACAAGCACTATCATCCTTATCATTAAATTCTATTACAAGATCGGGTGTCTTTAATTCTTTAAGTATTTCCATTCTTTCTTCAATAGGCATAAATGGTTTACCTTTCTTTCTAGTTAACCACTCATCAGAATTTACACAGACACACAATGAATCTGCTAACTTCTTTGCTTCTCTGAAGTATGTAAGGTGTCCTGAGTGTAATGGATCGAATCCACCACTCACCAAAACAACAGTCTTGTTCATTAATCCTTTTATTGTACTACCACTATAGCAGACTTATGCTATGAAGTCAAGTTATCCCCTATCAGTTATGCTACCAAAGAAAGTTGTAATGGCATATCTTCCCCATCCATCATAATAATCTGAATTTTCTATCTTTACTTCCCTTACACCGTGTTCTACCCAACCAGGAAAAATTATAATTGAATTATTATCACAACCATACTCATAATCATATTTGGGAAAATATACTTCACCACCAGTAAATTTCTTAGGTTCCTTATGTGTATAATAAAATGCTAAGAATTGCATTGCTTTATCAGTATGTGCATCATAAGACTCACCATTATGATAATATCTTACCTTATGCGTATCCCAATTTGCCTTATTTGCAATAGAACAACAATCATGAATATCTGAAAAAACATCCAATATCCCACAACCAAATATCTTTCTCGTAACAGTAAGAATACTTGATAATGGTCTAAAATTTGGATTACCATTAATAACATCAGATGGTGCTTTAAATGTATAATCTCGATAAACTTGATCCAATACTACTGCCTTTGATTCAGTATAACCTACAATACCACCATAATTTTTTGCTTCAAGTAATTTACCAGGATGTGTATAAAACCTAAGTTCTTCCCAAATTAATTCAAGTTCTTTCTCATTATAAAAATCTTTAACAATAATATGTGGAAATGGAGTATCATAAGCAGCTACTTTTAGTTCTTGCGTATCTTCCATTATTCATATCCTCCATTATCTTGAACAATCCCCCACGAAGTAGCAGTATATTTTGTTCCTCCTAATGGTGGATTACCTCTATGAACGTGAGTATATCCAGCAGGAAATATTATAACATCTCCAGCAGCAGCTTCTTCCCTTGAGTTCTGATATAAAAATTCTGTCTCTCCACCATCAAAATCATCATTCAAATATAATTGAATAACAAACATTCTCGATGAAGAAATCATTGATCCATTCTCATAATGCCAAGAATGAAATCCACCACCAGAAGGAACCTTTTTCAACTTTACATCATAAACTAAAAATTTACTTTGTGCAAGTAAACTAAACCTATTAACATAATCATCTATACAAGGTTGATACTTTGGTAATATTAAACTTGAAACTCTTGCTGTAGATGGTAAATCTAAATCATAGTTATTATTAACACCTATTGTCTTATGATCTTCTAGATGATACTTACTCTTATCATAATATAATAAATTATTTTCTTCAAGATATTCTACATAACCTATTATTTGATTACAATCTTCCTTTGAAAATGCTCCTTTATATCTAACGATGAAATTATCGTTCATAATATCATAATACTTTTAAGTATTATATCACAAATAAATTATCAGTCAATGCCACTTGGAATATTTGTATCTGGTTTACAAGTTCCACCAGATTCTACAACTATTGTAGTATTCCATCCATTAATAGCATCTTTTCTTACTGCTGAACCATTAGCACCAGGACTAGATTGTCCCGAATCACTTCCACTTCCAACATTTCTTCCATCAAATCCAGCACCAGCTGATGCTTCATGATCACCACCTCCACCACCAGTTTGTCCTATTGCTTCTCCAATATTATTACCACCAGTTCCTCCTCCACCAGCACCATTAGCTGCAGCACTTCCAGCACTTCCAGCACTTCCACCATCTGTAGCAACTTCATCTTCACCACCACTCATTCTATTTCCACGAGCACCACCTGCACCACCAGGAAGTCCAGCACCTCCACCTCCACCACCTCCAACGGCAGTTCGGTCAGCACCACTATCAACTTGACGTGCTCCTCTTCCTCCACCTCCACCACCATATCCAGCAGAGATTATACCACCATTCTTAATAACAACTTCAGCATGATATTGACACCCTAATCCACTTGTACCACCAAGTCCATTTCCAGGTGTATTAGGTCCATAATCACTATATCCATCAGCACCTTTTCCACCATTTCCACCAGCACCCCATACAGCACCATTTCCTCCAACATCAACTCTTAAATCACAACCAGATTCCCAACTTCCTGTTTTTAAAGCACAAAAACTTGGATTATGTGGAAACCCTGAAGCTTGAGATCCAAATGTCTTATTAACGTGTATTATAACTTTAGTTCCGCTTGTATTATTTGGTCTATCGCTAGGTTCTTTAAATTTACCTATACAACTAACTGCATTAGAATTATATTTTTCAGTTCTAGCATTAGTACGATATTCTGTGTTACCACTATAACAATCAACAACTACATTTAATCTTTTACCACGAAAATCACTAAATTTAATAGTTCCAGATGTAGGAATACCAGTGTCAAGAGATCCAAATGACAATTCTCCAACAGTTTGTGGATAACTTCCAGTCTTTGGAGATCTATAAGCACCTAATGCTCTTGAAGAATTTGATCCAAATTCCGCTTCTATTTGACTAAAACTTAATGAACCTGATGATGGTACTGCCATAATTAGTTACAATTCTGCCATGCAGATCCATTATAGACCTGTAATTTATTTGTTGCTGTGTTATAAATTACTGCACCTGCTGGTATTGCAGTTAAACTATTAATTCCCACAGTACCAAGTGAAGGTGGAACCATAAAACGCTTAGTTTCATCACCACCAGAAGCATCCGCAAAATCAATACCAGCTCTTGGTGTATCAGTTCCTAAACCTATTTTACCTTGACCTTGAACACTAAATCTTGCTCCTGGAGCAACATTTACCTTAAATGGTATATTTGTATCAGCAGCTACACCAACTCCAAGTAATCTTGTTACTTTAACATCAAAGAAAGTTGATAAACCAGATGTTGCATTAACATTACCAGTTACATTACCAGTTACATTACCAGTTACATTAGAATTAAAATTACCAGATATAGATAAATTTCCACCAATAGTAACATTACCATTAAACGAAGCATTACCAGCAAATGAAGAAGTACCAGCAACATTTAATTTATGTGTTGGATTTGTAATACCTATTCCCAAATTACCACTATTGGTAAGAGTCATCAATCTTGCTGTATTACCACCTTTATGCCAATGGAAATCACCTTGTGCATTTCCAGCATTTCCAACACTAAGATAGAAGTTTACGTTACCAATATCATAATTGATTATATCAACTGCATTAGAATTACTATAAGGGAATGCAACAGCATTATTACCATATCTAAATGCAGCATTAGTGCCATTACCTGCACCAGCTACTCTACCAACAGAAACTATTGCAGCATCAGTATCACTGGTAACTCTTATTTGAGCACCACCAGCCTTTCTAACCTGAATATCAGTAGCAGGGTCATCAGTACCAACACCAACCAAAGGTGAGTTAAGTTCTGTTGTTGCTGTAATTATACCAGATGCAACAATATTAGTTGTATCTAATTGATTGTAAACAGTAGCACCTGCTCCAGAAGTAGCAAATCGTTTTACATCATTATAGAACAAATCAACTGAACTATCTGGATTAAATATTGCACTATCTTCACCAGAATTTGCTTGAATTGTTATATTATTACTACCACCACCAACATTATTTCTAACAAATAAATTAGTATTTCTATTATCAATAGCAGAAGAAGTTCCAGAAGAATATAATAATAAATCACCAACCTCACCTACAGCACCACCAAGTTGTAATACATCATTATCTAAAAGATGTACTTTATTATGGAATGTAGATATTCCAGTTACATTTGCATCAACAAATGTAGAGACACCAGATACATTTAATTGATCTGTATCAGTGGTTCCTACTATATTAAGAACATTGGAATTATTATTAAAGGTAAGATAACCACTATCAGTTAGGTTATCATTAGCATTTGTAAATGGAATTCTATCAGTACTTAATCCACTAATATTAACATTAGTTGCCTTTAATGTTGCAACCGTTGAAACACCAGCAATATTAACATTATCAAACTCAGCATGACCATCTACATCAATATCTCCATTTAAATCTACATTACCAGTGACTGTAACAATATCTGTACTTGAATTACCAAGATTTGTATTAGCAAGTACATTAAAATGTGCTACTGTTGTTACTCCTGTAATATTTAAATCTGTGGCAGTTATAATACCAGATGCTTTAATATCACCTGCTGAACTAATACCAACACCATGTTCTCCACCATTAGCATTACTACCAACTTGTAGAGTAAACTGTGGATTGGTAGTTCCGACACCCACCGTACCACCTGTATTGTAGATACTACTTACACCAAGACCTGCATTGGTATCTTCCCATTGTGATGTTGGCATCCCTTGTAGGAATCTAGCATCACCATAATAAGTTACTAATCCACTCGCTGCATTAGAAGTTATAATACCACTCTTTATACTTACACCTGCACCAATAATACTTGTAGATAATGCTACTGTTCCCAGACTTGATGTATGGGCAGTAAATACACCAACAAATCCTTCTTGAGAAGTTACTAATCCAACAACCTTTGTTGTTCCTCGAACATCAAGTGCTTCAGTTGGTATTGTAGTTCCTATTCCAACTAAGCCTGTGGCATTTACTATTAAATTGTCATCATCAACTTGAACACCGTTACGAAAGTTGAAAGTCTTCTTGATATTTGCCATCAGTTAGTTGTTTTCTAGTTATTTATTTGTGATTTAAGTTGGTCTACTTCAGCAGATAATTCTTTAACTGCTTCTAGTAGAAGTGGGACAAGTTTTTCATATTTAACTGTTAAGTACTCACCATCTGAACGTGTAGTAACTGCCTCTGGAAGAACTTTCTGCACTTCTTGAGCAGATACACCTGCATAACTTACTTTAGGATCGAAACCTAATGATTCACCAATCTCGTTGAAGTTAAATGTAAATCCATTTAGAGATTTAACTTTATCAACAGCATTACCAATATTAACTTTATTAGTCTTCAATCTATCATCAGAAGCAAATGCTGTAATCTCACCATTAGAAACTATTACACCTGCAGTAAGAGTATTTGTTCCAGCATCAAATGTTAAATCACCATCTGTAGCAGCAGTAGTCATTGTACCACTTGTCAAACTTGTAAGAACAAGTCTTTGTGATCCTGAAGCACCACTTAATGTTGCTCCTGTATTGGTTAAGTTAGCACCATCACCGTGGAAAGATGCTGCATGAACTTCACCCCAACGTAGACCAGAACTACCTATATTCTTATCGCCATCTGTCTTAGGCATGAAGTTAGTACCTACTCTACCTGTAATATTAACGTCATCACCTGTAGATAAATTACCTAAAGTAACATTACCATCAAATGAAGCATCTCCAGTAACATCTAATGTTCCTGCAATTACAGTGTTACCTGTAGCAGATGCAACTGTGAATTTATCAGTGTTTATATCAAAGTCACCATCAATACCAGTAGCACTAGTAACATCTAATGTTCCACCTAATGTAGTATTGCCAGTAACATCTAATGTTGTATCTAATGTTGTAGTATTTCCGTTTACTGTTAAATTTCCACCTATAGTGGCATTTCCAGAAACACCTAATGTACTACCAACATTTAATGCTCCACCAATACCAGCACCACCAACTAATGCTAAAGCACCTGTAGTTGTACTACTAGAAGCAGTACTAGAGAATATCTTAGTGTCTCCACATACATTTAACTTCTTACCAATAGCAACTCCACCAGCCATTTGGACTGATCCACTTAAAACACTAGTAGTACAATTAATTGCAGTTGGATCAGACTCAGTAGTATCTCTAAACTTCGCTTTTTGTGCTCTAAGTTCTGATTCAAGAATGAATTTCTTAGCAGGGTTTGCTAATCTAACATCACTATTGAATGTAACAGGACCATCAAACTGAGATAGAATCTGTTTAGAATCACCACCTTCAACAAGTATTCTTTCTTTTACAACAATTTCATCAAATACTGTACTTAATCTGTTAGGATCTTCACCTGTAACTGTTGGAATTGGTATATCAAATGTGATTTGCTTACCACTAGCAGAAGAAATCTTAGTGTTTCCAATATAGAAATCACCCTTATCATTCATACCAGTATAAACTACGTTACCACAAGAAGTCTCTTGAGACTGTGATAAGAACTCTTCTCTTTCAGTAAGAGATCTATTCTGAACCTGTGGAAGTGCAGTTGAATAGTTACCTGGACCATAACCAAGATATTCAAATGTATGACCTGATGCTCTTAATATAGATGGTCTTCTTAATTCAACAGGTAATGGTTTAATCTTCTTAATTTGAGATTGTGAAGGATGATTCTGAGTAATAGATCCTAAAGAACCACGAATTACTGTTATCTGATCAGAACTACCACCACTAAGTGTGCTAGATGCAACACGCATGATCTCACCACCTATCTGAATATAAGATCCAAGTGGGAATCTAGCTACTATCTGAGTTGAAGTAGTTGTTCCATCAGGTAATTTAACCTTAAATGATGAATCAGTTGCATTAATAGCCTCATTTAATATTAATGATGAATTATCATATATTGATAATCCTCTTACAGCAAGGTTCTCACCATTCCTATTAGATACTGCCTCGTTTGAAGACAATCCATGCTTAAGAATATACTTAGGACTTGTTAATGCAACATTTGTTACTGCAGTAAATGTATCAACATCAGTAACAGTATCTGGAGCTCCAGTCAACCATACATTTCCACCAGCACTATAGTTAAGGATAGTTGTTATACCAGCACTATTAGTATACTTAAATGTCTTACCTACTCCAGTATTAAATTCACCTTGCACATTATCAAGAACCCATTCATTAGTTCCAGTAAGTGTGGCAATAGAGAATTGCATTCCACTTCCAAGAGAGTTGATACCAACAGAAGATACTCCAACTACATCACCTAATGCATAACCAGTACCACCACTTGCCATAGTTGCTGCAACTGCTACTCCATTAGTTACTGTTATATTAACAGTACCATTTTTACCAGTACCAGTAATTGCATTGAGGTTAACTCCAGAATATACCTGACTTCCACTAGAAGGAGTATATCCAAAACCAGCATTAGTAATAGTTAAATTACCAGTTGCTGTTCCACCAGATCCTACATAATTTCCACTAGCATTACTACCCAATTGAGTAACAGTATTACCTAAATTTATTCCAGTATCAGATATTACAGTGTTAAATCCTACTCTTATCTTGTTAGAAGAAATTTCTGCAGAATTCTTACGTAATTTAAATACATCATCAGA